GGGTGCGAACAATTATAGTAGGGATTATGAATTGCCCGGTGTAGAATCGGACATTGATAAAATTGTGACGAAATAGTTGGTATAAGGAGGGAAATTGTTTACCTTTATACCGAAAAATATGAATGTAAGGATTTGATAGGGAAGTTCTTGCAGAATTTCGTGGACTAATAAAAGAAAAATAATATGGCATCAACGTTTATTTTCAATGGTCGCCAGATTTCCTTACCAGGTGTTTACTCCACTATTGTAAGTGGGGAAATGAACCCGGCAAGAAATCTTGACTACGGAAAAGTCCTTATTATTGATACCGGAACGTACTCAGCCGGATTTGGTGGCGGTGCTGGTATCAATGGCGAGAATGCGCAGGGACAGAACGCTATCTATACTTTCGACAATATCGCGGATTTTCGTGCTTTCATGAAGGGAGGTCTTTGGTGGAGAGTTGCCGAAGCACTGTTTGCACCAGACCCCTCAAACCCCGACGCAGTAGGAATTTCCGAACTTGAATTTGTGCGTGCAGCAACAACTACAGGTGCAACAATGACGTTTGCGACGGCAGCAGGAGGCACGTTTGCGGTAAAAACATTGGACGAAGGTTTGGTAGCCAACGGTTCGTTATTGAACGACGAGTTATTAACAAAGGGTTACGGTATGAACTTTATCGCAGGACGCGAAGACGCTACTAAGTGGATTTTGCAGTTCTGGAGAGGTACATATACCGGAACATACAGCGATGGTTTACCCTACGGAGACATCACGCAGGAAAACAGTGACCCCGAACTTGTTCTTGAATCACCGGAATTCAAGAATATGCAAGAACTTGTGGATTGGGCACAGAATGATTCTAATTTTGCTTTGGCGTTCGTACTTGATTCAACTACCAATGTAGAAGGAAATGGTGAGATTACCGAAGGGGACATTACAACGGCACTGAATGGTAAGCCTTATATTTTGGCGGCAGGAGGTACAGAAAGTTTCGACATGGACGACTTTAACGCTGTACTGGACCAGATTGTAGGTTTGGACTATAGTAATGTCATTCTGGACCAGGTAGGAGACAACGCCTATTCAGCCACGACAAAGGCATATCTTACACACATGAACGGTGCGGCCAAATTCCAGCATTTCCTCTATGTGGCAGGATATGACAAGGGAGCCGATTTCTCAAAAGAAATCGATTTGGCGAAAAAGTTTGACAGTTCGTTCGTGCAGCTTGTACATGGTGGGGCAGGTGTGGTATCCGCATTCGATGCGCAGAAAATCCGTTGGTGGGGTGTAATGTATAACTTGTGCGCGATTGTGGGTCGTATCAGTGGAAAACCGCCTTATGTACCGCCCACATTCAAGACTATCGGAGTTGACAGACTGCAACACTCATTGACTGAATCGGAGAAGAAGAAGGCATTGAAATACGGTATTTTGACAACTGTATTGAATGACTACACCGGAAAGTTCAATATCTTGCAGGGTGTGAATACATTGCAGGACAACGCCAATCTGTTCAATGCAAAAGGGCAGTCCTATTCCATTCAGTTTATGCGTATCGTCGCACAAATCAATAAGGAATTGATTGTAAATGCGACATTGGATTTGCTGGGACAGGAAAACGGTGTTAACGCCAATACACTGACAGCAGGAGCGGTTAAAGACTGGACTGTGGCATACTTGCAGTCAAGAACTGCAACGGACGCACAAGACAATCTGATTTTGTCGTTCAAAGACGTAGTGACAACAAGAAAGGAAGACGCTTATTTCACCACTTACAAAATTGTGGTAAATAACGAAATCACCAAGTTGTTCTTTACAGGTTACTTAATTCGTGGATAAAACAAACCCTAAAAATTAGAAGATTATGGCAGTTTTTACAGCGCCTAAAGCGTATATTAAAATAGATAATCAAGTAGCCGGGTTTGTTCGTAATCTGCAATTTGCAGAAAACATCACCCGTGCGAATGTACAAGGGCTTGGCTCACTCCTTAACCAGGAGGTTCCGGCCGTACAGTATCAATGCACATGGACGGTAGACCAATTCTTTATTGACTTCAAGCAGCCAGTAATGGAAGGCATGATGCACCGTCTTGGTTCCGTCAAGTCTATTGTAGACACCTTGATTTTGGGCGAGCTTGGTTTTGCCATTGCTATTTACAGCAAGACAATTCAGAGCCAGGATTCGACTACAAAGATGGTGACAGCAGTAGACCCTACTGGACAGACTATGTGCATGCTGAATCCGTGTTTTGTAAATAATCAAAATTTTTCATTACAGGAATCAGGGGTTGCTGGTTACAATATCAGCGGGATTTATCTTTACCCTATATCAACTTTGGAACTTTAATTTTGATTATAAACAATTGATAATTAGGGAGTTACAATTTAGTAACTCCCTTTTATTTTGGTTATAAATAATTACAAATTACATTAATTATAGAATAATAAAATGTTATGTAATTTGTAAAATATTTTTATTATAGTGAATTATTGGTATTGTGAAATGATGTTAAACAACTCACATTTTACACATAAGCACTTGCGTATGTCATAACAAAATCTTATTTTTGCAATGTGGTTCTGATAAGGGAACCAAGAAAAAGAAGTCAAACAAATAAAAAGATAAAGATATGAAATCAAATGTAGAAAGAATGACGGAAGATTTGAAAAAGGTTTTGTTTTCAAATGTATATAGCTTTGAGATTGAAACGAAGGATATAGTTTTCGGATTTAATAAGGTATTGAAGAAAAGAACTAAATCAATGGCAAAGGCTATAGCTTTGGAACAAAAACTGAGAAATGATGTCGGACGTTATTTGTCCAGTACAGTAGTTGTTGCTTCTGTAAGAATGTACAAAAATGGAGAGTTAAGAGGTGAATTTAAGGCTAATAATTTTTGATTGTCAAACAAATAAAATTTTGAAGTTATGAACGTTTACAGCAAGTTTTGTCCGAATGTATTTTTAGCAAAGTGCGAAGAAAAGTATGAAAAGGGAGAAGTTATCGAAGTAACAACCAAGTATGGAAAGGAAAACGAATGTATTGTTTTCAATCTGATATACGAAAAGGATGGATTCTATTACTATTCGATAGTACGTGCAGACGGGTTCAATGTCCAGGAATGGGCGAAGCAAAGAGCAGAAAGACGCAGAATGTGGGCAGCTTCGGCAGAGCAAAAGAGTAATGAGTATTACGAGAAATCCAATAAAGATAGAGACTTCCTATCATTGGGAGAACCTATCAAGGTCGGACACCACAGCGAAAGAGGACATAGAAAAATGATTGACGAAGCCTGGAACAATATGGGCAAAAGTGTTGAGTTCAGCGACAAGGCTGTCGAACATGAAAGAGTAGCCAAGTATTGGGACAAGAAAGCGGAGGTAATTAATCTATCCATGCCGGAAAGTATAGACTATTACGAGCACAAGTTAGAGAAAGCCAAAGAATATCACGAAGGCTTGAAGTCCGGCAAATATCCACGTGAACATTCCTATTCTTTGACTTATGCGAAGAAGGCGGTTAATGATATGCAAAAGAATTATGACACAGCAAAAAGATTGTGGGGAGAACAAGAGGATTGAAACAGCCATTGAAAGGATAATAGAATATCTTTTCAATTACACTCCCAATTTTAAAAGAACCCGGTCAAAAATAGAACTCATGGAAAAGTTCTGGGAAAAGACCGGGATTTCCTCTAATAGGGCATTATGGGAATATATGGTGTTTCAAGGGTCTATGATAGAGAGCAGCCGATACAAGGAAATAATATTCGACCCCTATAATTTGATAGGCCCGAAGGCAATAGAGAAGTGGAACAAGAGGGGAAGATACCAGGTATTCAGAGCTAACAAGTATCAGCGAGAAAGAGGATGGATAAGCCCGTTTAAGGAAGAGGAAGAGGGTTTATCTGAAAGATACAGGGAGATGTTGAGGAAAAAGTATTGGAACAAGGAGAAGGGGTTCATACTTTGCAGCCAGTACGGAGGATGGTTATTCGACAAAAATAGATGCAAGGATTGTATATTTTATAAGGCTTGTGAAAAATGACATAATAAAATTTTATGTTGTGAGATAATATTATTATATTTGCACCATGAAAAAGACAGTGAAGGAAGAAGTAAGACCGTGTGTTTCTTGTAAGGAAAACCATTTTATATACGACCGTAACAGATGGTTATGCAAAGAATGCTACGACAATAGAAAGAAATTGAAACTGAATCGTGCTTCATTGAAGGAAGAGGAAAACAGGCTTAATGAAGTGTTTGCTAAAGTATGGGAGGAAAATCCGCATTATTGTTTCCATTGCGGAAAATGGCTGGGACTTGAAATGAAGCCTATTTTTTTCTCCCATATATTGAGCCGGGGAGCACACCCAGGTTTGCGCTGTGACCCGGAAAACATAGTTCTGGCATGTATGGAATGCCATCAGATATACGATTTCGGAGACAGAAAAAGTCTTAAGAATCAGATACCGGAAGAAAGGATAGAAAAACTTTTGGAGAAAGAGCATGGAAAAAGATGTTGATATATTGATAGGATGTGCGGAAGTGTTTAACGCTATAGGACTAAAAAGGGTATCCAGAATGATAGTGGATTATCTGGAGAACCCCAATAGTGATAAAGCGGAAATATTTCAGAAAGAGGTTGAGGTATGGAAAGAATACGAGGAACGTTCAAAAGGCAGGATGTTTGTATTCAGTGACGGGGAACACGCCCTTATGAAGTATTTTATTATATCGTATGAAAAAGACTGGTATTCGGACGGAAACCCGGCTATAGTGATAAACAAGCTGGCAGACGAAAGTGCATCATTCAAGGACAACCCTATAAAGAATTTATGGGTGGTGTATAAGAGCGAAGAGGAAAGGGACAAGGATTTTGAAAGGTTGTTAATGATAAAGTAATGAGGTATGAACTATGGATTATCCTATAAAGGGAGTAAATCACGTATTGCAAAATGGGTTGTTGAGGCTCTTCCTTCTGCCGATGTATGGGTAGAACCTTTTGCCGGGGGATGTGCAGTCACTCATGCAGCTATTTTATCGGGGAAATACAAAAGGTTTATCATAAACGATATAACGGACAGCGCAAAGTTTTTCGCTGACGCGGTAAACGGGAAGTTCAAGGATGAAAACCGATGGATAAGCAGGGAGGACTTTTTCAGACTAAAGAAAGACGATACGTATGTAAGACTATGTTTTTCTTTCGGCAACAATCAGAGAACCTATTGCTACAGTGAACAGGTCGAACCATATAAGAAGGCTTTCCACTATGCAATCTGTTTTGGTGATTTTAGTCTGTTTGAAGATATGGGTATCTCTATTCCGGAAGATGTGTTTAAGGGGTGTGATACATTCAAGGACAGAAGGCATGCAATAAAGGATATTCTGGTGAAGCTTAATTATCCGGATAATTTGCAGAGATTGCAAAACATGGAACGGCTGGAAAGACTTTGGGATTTGCAGAGTTTACAGGGAATGGGTAATATCGAAGTTTTCCAGGGTGATTATAGAGAGCTGGGAATACCGGAAGAAGAGAAGTATGTAATATATTGTGACCCGCCCTATAT